GCCTGGCAGGGAAAGACAGCCGTGGCCTGTCGGCACAGATCCGCCCCCAGTTGGGCCTCCATTTTGTCATACTCGGAACCGCTGACCAGGATCACCCGATGCGAGGCCATAAAGGCCAGAAACTCGGAGGCGAACCCGGCCTCAATCGGCCCGGCAGGCGGTGTCAAGGTGCCGTCCATGTCAAAAATGTAGCTGGAGGCGTTAGACATCAGACGTCAACTGCTCCCTCTGCGCCTCTAAAGTAGCGAATGCTTGCAGGTTGTCCTCGGCGTTATCGTCCAACTGATCACCGATCTGCTGCTGCTCCTCCTCGCTCATCTTTGGGTCCAGTCGGTTGGCCACTTGGTTCAAATATTGGGAAACAAAAGCAGGGCTCTGATCGCCGTAGACTTTACGGATCAGCTCGGCGTTTTTCAGCACTGTCTCGATACCTTCGATCTCATAGTCATCAGGATAATCGACCACCACCTCCGGCTCCTGGATATCCTGCCACTTGGCCCACAGTCGGAACATATCCGTTTCGGCTTTCTCTAGGTTACGCGAGAAGCTAGTCAACACATTATTGAGGCGGTGAAAGTCCATCTTTTTGGCCAGGCCGCTCTGGGCCGCATTGACAAAATAGTCCAGTGAGGCCGAACGCATGATCTCTTTGACCAAATATTCGTCAACGTAGTCTTTCATAAAGCTGGCCGGATCGGTTGGCGGGCTGACATAAGTGGGCGGTTGAGCCTCAGCCGGATACTGGAACAGGTTGGCTGCACTGATCACCATCTCCTCATCCTGGGCCCCGCTCATGTCATCGGCGGCGGCTAAGAATGGGAAAGCCTGCCGGCTGACAAACTCGTCGATGTAGGACACCGTGTTGGCTAGCATTCGGTTCAGGGGCGCTATATCGTTGAGGGCTGACAGGCCCACAAACTCCTTGCTGGGGTGTTTCTGGAAGTAAACCATCACCATCGGCACCTCGCCCAGACGGTGCTCGCCCTCGGCCACCAGTTGGTCATCTTGATCGTGGATATACCAGGCTTCGCGGGTCCAGGTGCGGTAAGCTGTCCGTTTCTCGCTCTCCTCTGCGAACGGATCTTTAGAGCGATAGCTGATCTCTTGAATGCGTACCCACTCCAAAACACCAAACCGATCCTGGGACCAATCCACAATATCCGGCGCCGTGTAGAGGCTGAAATAGGGCCTCAGCTCCATTTCTTGCTGGTCGCGCAGGGTGACGACCTGCTCCTGGTCGGCCAACGGGGCGTCAACAAAGACAGCCGCGTGGCCGTAGATCTGGGCATAAATGGCCGCCCGTTTCATAAAGTCATCTATCGAGGAGTCTTTTTGATCCACATCAGCCAAGAACAGGTCGATGTCTGGCAGCTCCAGCTCGCGGCCGATCGTGGTGTCAGAACCAAAAATAAAATCGCGGTAGACGTCAACCACGGTGCGACAATAGTTAGGGTAGATGCTGCGGTTGATGCGGAGCTGGAAGTCGTCCTGGCTTTCGCGTAGATGTTGCCATAAGTTCTGATCTCCAGGCCCCTGGCTGCTGTAGTCGGTGCGCCAACGGGCCCAATGGCGGCCGCCCTCATAAGCCATTTGAAAGAATGACCAGTCAGCGATCAAGGCCTCATAAATTGGGTGTTTAATGTCTAAGTTCATACACTTACCGCCTTGCGCTCCCAGCGCTCACCGTATTTCTGTTCGCAGAGTTCCAGGAACCGCCCCCGTTCCATCAGCCGATAGCGGCAATAATTGGGGTGTACGATCTTGGTCCTGGTTACAATAAAAAGGGTTTTGTCGTAGTGGATCAAATCGCGAAACTCCAGATCAGAGTCGCAGCGCAGCAGGATCATCCGCCCATAGGCTCGGCTGTCGTTGTCCTCCTCGATGGCTGGATCTTTAAGGTCAAACAGATAATAGGAAGACGGGACGCGGTTAAATCTCATAATAAAAGCATTTGTCCATTGATCTGATCTTTGGCCCGTTGTCTGGCCTCGTTTTTGGTTTCGCCCCACAACACATGATCCGGGCTGGGGCGCCCCTGGGATTCAAGGCCCAGGAACTCAAACTCGTTAGTGTCCAGAAACACCTCAACCTTGTAGGGGTGAGAGAATGGCAACCCCTGGGACTTGATAATAAATAGGTGACTCAACCACTGTTCCATCACCCTAGCGCCACCTGATTTAGTAAAGGGGCCTCGCTATAGATTCTATCTTCAGCCATTGCAGCATATTCGGGGTTAAGCTCGATGCCGATTGCGTGTCGTTGTAGTTGATTTGCCACTAATAAGGTTGTGCCAGCACCAGCGAAGGGATCGAGTACGGTAGCAGGTACAGGCTCAGAGTCGCAGTCGCATTGTGGTTGCCAACCGAGAGTTTTCGTCGTAGTTACTGGTCTAAATAGCAAACCGGCCTTGGTCTCATGGCCTAGCCATTGATCGTCTCCATGTTTGGCCGTATATCCCGGTCGCGTATTTACCCTTTTCTTCTCCACCACCCTTACCCAAGCCAACCCACAATCAGGACAAATCCCCTTCTCTGAAGTCCCAGCCAGAATACAAGTTCTCGGCAGTTCTGGCGGGAAAGTGGCGAAATGCGCTTGCGAGTAGGGCTTGGTTGTGATCGTCCAGACTGAGCGTTTGTTTCGGCCGAGGGGATTATATTGTCGCACCCCAACAGTGAAAGTCGCCTGCTCCTTGTTCACGTCATCCAATCGGCCACTGTGTGGTGTCAAGCTCTCATGTTCACCCTTCCCCCGCCAAGGCTCTTTATGCCGCTCCCTCACCGCATCAGCATCATAATAATACTTGCCCCCACTGGCCGGATGAGCCAGCAGAAAAATGCTTTCGTGCGCTTTAGTACACCGATCACGCACCGACTCCGGCATCGGATTTGGCTTGTGCCAAATGATTTCTTGCCGCAGATACCAACCGTCGTCCTGTAGGCCGAAAGCTACACGCCAGGGAGCGCCGCACAAATCTTTTGGTTTCAGGCCGTTAGGCACTTCTGGCCGTGCCATCCCCTTCTGTTGGGCTGGATGCAGGGCGGAGGCACCAGGGTTGTAGGATTTTCGCCCCCCGCTGGTGTAACTATCCCCCAGGTTGAGCCAAACGGTGCCGCTCGGCTTCAACACCCGCGCCACTTCGCCGAACACCTTGACCATAGTGGCCACGAACTCCGACAGCGTTGGTTCTAGCCCTATCTGCCCTTCCACTTGATAATCCCGTAACCCGTAGTAAGGCGGAGAAGTGACAACGCAGTCAATAGAGGCATCCTCTAGCGTGCCTAGCATCACCAAAACATCGCCCACCAGGATTCTGCTGGTCATATCCCGCGCACCTTGCGCATTTTGTAGACTGGTTTGGGTGGCGGCTGGTATAAGGCGATAGCCAGGGCGTCACCGAAGTCAGTCGAGCGCCCGATCCGTTTCTTGATCTCGTCTTTGGACTCCAGCTTGTACTGGCCCCTGGAGGTGAAAGTGTATTCTGGGGCGCTTAAATCCTCCACCAGTTTGGGGTGGTCGGGGATCTCCGCAAACTGCACCCAGTCCCGCATCACAAACCACAGCTCGGTTCTGGTGTTGATGTATCTGTCCGACTCGTGGGCTTTACGGGCTGAGCTGACGCCCACTGCATCGGTGCCCATTTCTTTCAACCGATCCACTACCCCAGCGCCCAGGCCCACCTCGTCCACCTGCACCCGGTCCACAGCGTGATCGGACTCGAAGCGACGCACTCGGCCGGCGATCTCCATTAGGTCAAGATGCAAAAACGCGTCCAGGGCCAAGATCTTGTCACCTTGACGCAAACAAAAGACTGTCTGATCATCACCGAAGCGGGCCACGTCGACGCCCAGCACTCGCTCGCCCTGGGCTTCAGTGCGACGATCAATGGCCTGTTCGATACTGGACAGGGCTATCAACTGACGATCTGTCTGGGCTGGGAACTGGCCCAATATGCGCGACTCATAAAGGGGCGAATCGGTGCCCCACTCGCTGGCCTTTTCCTCTACCCAACCGGGCGAGATCAGCACCCGCCTAACATTAGCCGGCACCTCCTCACCCGAGAATAGTGGCGTATCAAAGGCCGAGATATGGATACGCTGCCAATCACCACGCCGAAAAGCGTCAAAGAAATGCCCGGCCGACTCGGTGGGGTTGCCAATCCATAGCATGTGCGAATCGCCCGAAGCCATTAACGACTCCGCCCCCTCTAACACCTCACGAGAGACACCTGGCGCTTCGTCGCAAACCACCAGCACATTATCACCGTGAAAGCCTTGGAAGTTGACCGCCTCTTTAGGGCTGATACCAGTGGCGAACCAGTCCGGTGCGATCTTCAACCGGCAGGCCATCACCTCACCCGGGAAGCCGTGCCCGTGTAGCTTGTCCCGATAAAGCCGGTTGATCTCGCTCCACATCAGATCTTTAACTTGGTACCAAGTCGGGGCGGTGGTAATGATCTTACAAGGCGCCTTTAGATAGGCGTAAGCCAACACACAAACCGCAGCGGTGAAGGTTTTACCAGCCGAGTGGCAGGAGCGGACAACAGTGCGCCGGTTATTAAACACCGACTCCAGGATCTGCCGCTGTTTAGACCACAGATGAACGCCCAGGAAATCCTCCGCCCAGGCGCAAGGATCGTCCTGGTAGCGAGCATATAGATCAACTAGGGCGTTACTGTTCGATGCCACGTTTGGCCGCCTCCAGGATCAAACTAGCGAAATCGTTGTTGCCTTCGTCTTTGGGTTTCTCCACGTAACCGCGAGCCTGGCCTTGTGTTTTGAGAAAGAAAATCATGGCCGTGGTGTCGCCGCCTTCCATCCGCTCCATCAGCAGATCCTCTACCCGATCAACCCGCGACTCTCGCATATCATTAACTAGATGTTGCAGGGCTTCGTGCTCGTTTATCTTGCGGTAGAGGGTAGTCCTGGCACAATGGAGATCCTGCGAAGCAGCCGAGATATTACCTTGCCAGCGGGTCAACGCCGCCTCTGCCTGCTCAATTTTTATCCGCTTATTTTTACGGTGTAGCATTGTCTTACGCAATCATATCCAGTAATGTCTCGCCGCTATAGCCGCGATCTTTCAATTCTGTCACCAGCTCAGCATTGGACCAGTCGGTTAGCGAGGTGCGCCCTTCGTCATCCAGCTCCCAGTTGCGTTTCTGCCAGCCCACGATAAAGATTTCCTGGTTGGTGCGGTTGGGTTTATCGCCCCGCTCCGGCCTGTAACCAAACTTGCTACCGACAAAAACATTATTCCAGAAATAGCCGCTGCGCTGGACTTTCAGCTCCAGTTTGCTCACGCCGCCCACTCGGGTTAAGGTTTGGCGGGTGCCGTTACCGATGGCGCCATCGACCGAAATCCATTGACTGGGATCTCCAGCCGCCAGTTTGTGGTTGATGGCCGCCTGTAGGCTCATATTAGCCATCTGCGGGCCGCCGTTGATGTAGGCGTCGAAGTAAAAAGCGCCAGCTTTCTGGCCAATCTCCAGCAGGTCAGCTTTGGCCTCATCCCATAAACGGAGGTATATCTCCCTAGCCCCGCCCTCGTCCATGTCCTCCACGTCCTCTTTAGTAGCCGAGGGCTGGAGCTGTTGCAGGGTGGCCAGGGTGACACCGAACTTGGTGGCTCCGCCCCGATCAGCCTTTATATCGGTGAAAATACGCCCTTCGTGGTGAAGGATGGACTCGAATATCTTGTCAAAATTGGCCATAATTTATTGCTCCAGTATCTGCCAGACTTCACGCGCTGAGCGGACAACAAAGTAACTGTGTCCTAACCGCTCCACTCGGCGCTGGAAGTCTTTCTGGTTATCGTTTTGCCGCCCCTTGGGTGTTTTTACCTCCAGGAAGACGGTTTGCCCATCTTGCAGGAACAGCAGGAAATCAGAGGAACCGACCTTGCCAAAGCGTATAAAGGCGCCGTGATCGGTTTTATGGGCGCCGGTGTTGTTCTTAATGTAGACACAGCTCCCGCTCTTTTCGTAGACGCGCAGCACCTGTTCGATAGCGGATTGGATCTGTGACTCTTTCATTTGGTGGCTGCGAACCGTTTTTTTGCTGCTAGGCGCAGGGCTTGTTCCCACTGCTCGAACTCGTCCCAGTTAGTGGTGGTGCAAACTGGCTCCAGCTTATAGCTAGGCTTAACATGATGGCCCCCTACATACTCGGAGATCCTAAAACAACCCGTCTCGGCGTCACCTTCCACAATAAAAACCTTAATACCCCGGATAATTAGAGCGTTATAAACAATCACCTCAGCGAAGGTGATTTCTTCCATCCATTTCTTGTAATCAATCGCAGCCACGATGTCGGGGAATGGATATTTGTCAAGCAGAACAAAATCAACGTCACATCCCCAGAACTTGTTGTTTAACTTTTTGTGGTTATACTTGAACAGGTCACGGCTGGGCGACCCCTTTAGATGGTGCTTTGATGTTAGCTTTTTATCCTGGCTCAACCCAAGATCTCCGCCCCGATGGCCACGCGTCCAAGTTCATGGGCCACCCGACAAAACCCGCCCGAACCCGCAAAAGGGTCGACGACCAGCTCGCCAGGTTTGGTGAAGGTTTCAACTAGGCTGACCGTTTCCTTTTCATTCTGCTGCCAATTATGATGCTCTTTCTTGGGGCCTGCCCCCTGGACCAAATCCTCAAAGGTTCTCTCAAACCCGAGGCCGCCCTTTTTGACGAACATCACCAGCGGTTTCCATTTATTGATAACCTTCCTGACTGGTTGGCCCAACGGTGACAGGTTGCCATTGCCAGCGTGTTCGACTGCACCTGTCCACCAGTAATCGAGATATTCCATCAGGCCCTCGAACACTTGAGGTAAATACATTTGACCGCTGTAAGCCACTAAGACCCCATCATCAGCCAAGGCGGAGGAGGCCCACAGGGATAAATCCTCCCATAACGGGAGGGACTCTTTACCGTAAGGCGGATCAGTTAGGATCAGCGACACCTGTTCAACATCGGTTAGCACCTGACGAAAGTCGCCCTGGCGAACCTGAAAAGACTGGCTTTTTAGCTTGGCAGTTTTGCGGGCCTTGTCCTCATCGCGGGCGTGGAGTTCGTTGGCTTTTTTGATCACCTTTGACACTGTGGAATGAACAACCCCATAATCTGCTGCCACCTGCGTTTGTGTTTCCCCGCTATTCACCCTATCTACTATTTCCCTTTTGGCTTGAGTCGACAGCTTGATCCTGGCGTCGGTTTTGTTCCTATTGTGGGAACCCACATTAGGAACACCCAGCCAGCCCGAAATAACGGTTCGATCCTTTGCAAATAATGAGGCTAGCTCCTCTTGTGTCCAACGCTTAGGGTCATCTTTTTTCAACTGGAGGCATAATTTCTGCTGCGACTTCCGCAGCTCTCGACGCTGTTCTGGACTCATGTTGCGGCGGGTGTCATTGGTTGACATCACAAAGGCCTGTTTTTCTAACTGGCTGAGGCCGGGCATGACGACTGTGGGCGCGTTGGGGTCAACAGAGTGCCGGTGGTGGCCATCAAGGATGTTCCCCTCCTCGTCGATGACGACCGGATGCGTTACCCCATACTGGCGAATACTGGCAACCAGGGACTCTTTCTCCTCAGTTGACAACGGAGGTAGCAGCCCCTTAAATGGCGTTTTTAGCTCCTGCTCTTTCTGGCGCCAATAGGCAGCGCTGCCATCAGGGTCCAGCTCTGGCAAGCCTGGTTGTAATTGACTAGCCATTAGAACGGTATATCTCCCAACTCGTCAGAGCTGGCCCCGTTGCTGTCGTTCTTGGAGCCCACAAACGAGAACCGGTCCAGGGTAACGCTATGCTTGGAGCGTTTGGTTCCGTCGTCGGCCTCCCACTGGCGAAACTTGAGTTTGCCCTCCACCAGTATCGGTTTGCCTTTGCTAAAATACTCCAGCACCACCTCGCCCTGCCGCCCCCAGGCGTCAACATCGACGAAGCAGACCTCCTCTCGTTTCTCGCCACTGGCCTTATCGGTCCATCTTTCACTAACTGCCAGGCCGAAATTGGTCACGGTTTGGCCAGAGGGCAGTGATTTAATCTCTGGGTCACGGGTCAAGTTACCCATTAATATCGTTTTATTAAAGCTCATATGGTCGCCCCTTTAGCCGATGAGTTCAGCCAGGCGCTGCTGGGCGGTTGTGATTTGTCTCGGTTTCTCATTGTCTCCCTGTTTTAGTTTCCATTTTGTCAAGGCCCGACTGTATAGCTCGGACATTTCTAGTTTGGCTGCTCGGACATCCGCCTGAAACCGTGGCCGTTCAACGAGTTGATCGACTTGGATCGAGTCGGTGCCGTGGGCCTCGAACAGGTTTATCAGTGTCACCAGCAGGCAGTCGATCTGCTCCTGGCGGCTAGCCCGAAATTGATTATTAGGGCCTGGCATTTAAGATGCCTGCCATCAGATCGCCCACCGTTTGAGTGCCTTCCTGCACCTCGACGGTGATGTTGCCCGAGGTTTCCGTCTCGCGCAGGGTTGGAAAGTCCGCCTCAGTTAGGCCCTGGCGCAGTACTTTGTTCAGCCGGGCTCGATCCTCAGTTGGGTCCAGCCCACACTCTAAAAACAGGGCCTTGGGCAGACGTCTAAAGAACCGTGCCATCCGTTGGGCTGGTGATTGATCGCCGAAGTCTTTCCAGCGTCGGGCGAACTGTCGCCCAATTTCCAGCGCCTGTAGGCCCTGGCTCAGGACTTCGGAGGGGCTGGGCTGGGTCATCTGGGCCAGCGTCTGTTGCGTTTTATCGCGCCGTTGCTGTTCTTTAGCCTGGCCCTGTTTACTGCCAAGCAGGTTGTCGATCAGGCCTCTGCCTTCGTTAGAGACAAACCATAGCGGGGTGTTACCCTGCAGGTGCTCCTGATGGCTGAAGGCGTCCGCCAGTACATCCAGCAGCTCCTGATCCTCCATTTTGGGCCTGCCATCTAGGCAATAGACAGCCAACATCTCCAGGTGCTCAGGGCGAGCCGTTTTGCCCCTGGATTTCTTCCATTGATTACCTATTTTTTCCACCAACGACCCATCCGTAGGATAGGTAGTAGGATAGTTAGAAGGATAGGTAGTATAATAGTTAGACGACTGTTGGGGTTCCCTTACCGGGCGTGGGTTTGCCGACAATGGATTTACCGATTCTGGGACTTTTTGTTGCCGGTTGTGGGACTTTTCGTTACCGATGTTGGGACTTTCTGTTACCGATTCTGGGACTTTTTGATCCTGATCCGGCACAAAAAAGTCCGGTTCTAGGATCTCGGTTTCCAGCTCCTGGGCCTCCATTAATCGGTAGGTATAAGTGCCGACGATGCGCTTGTTATATTTGGTGGTGGCTGGACGCACCTGCACAAATTCGGGGCTGCCATCGGTAACAGTAAAGGCGCGCCGAGCCTTGGCCACCTGGCGCAGATCCAAGCCAGTGGCTTCAGCCAATCTGTCGTCGTCCAGGTTGATGGTGGTGTTGCTGTTGCTGATCAGGTGTTCGCCCAGGGCCAGGTATAGGGCCATCTGGTTCCTGCCCAGTTTGGCCTGCACCATCCGTTTGACAACATCCAGCGGATGGCGACCGTAGCGGTGTTTGGGCTTGACTGTAGTTTCAGTGTTTGCTATCATAGACTCCTCAAAGTCTCCTGACCCCGATTCTACGTCGGGGTTTTTTATTGCCCGTCTTCAGACAGAGCAGGTATTATAAAAGAACAACGAGGCCGTAAAAACGGCCCAGTTGCAAAAATCCCCTAAAATTATCCTCGTGGTTGAGAAAATTAATGGGGTCATTTATGCCGGATACTGATAATATCCGGCATTTTTAATGCCAGCTAGCATTAGCGCTGGCCCTATTCTACAACAAACCCCCCTTTTTTGCAAGTTCGGCCGGCTGGCCCTTGGGTCGGGAATACTCCCGCTTCTCACGGTTGACCTGGCTGAGCTCCTCCACATCCTTTCGCCTCAAAATATAGGGAGGGCCAGGGGCCACTGGCTTCAGCGAGCCGGCAGAGATCAGCCGCCTAATATTGGAGGCGGAACACCCGTACAACAGGGCCGCCTGATTAGCGTTGAGGTATCGCCCAGCTTTTCCCATCGCCCTATTATACCACGCCCCTTGCGCCTGCACAAGGGGGCCTTGAGCCAAGGCGGAAATAAACAAAACACAAAAAAGATTGATATATCTGCATTTTACCTTGTTTTACCCTTGCGCCCACACAAGGGTAGGTGTTATCATTAGGCCATCGCACAAAAACAGGGAGACAGAAACAATGAACAGCTTAACCACAACCCCACGCCCGACGCAATTACCCACAGAGAGATCGGCCCGTATTAACTCGATGCGGGATCAACTGGCGAAAGAAAGATTTGCGGAAATGACGAAGCAGGACTTGATGCAGTTGATCTATGAAACGGTCTACGTTGAGATACCCGACGACGAGATCGAGGAACTCTACTTTGGCCTAAACGCGAAACAAAGGGCCCATTTCCTTAAAATGGACGCAGAGTTCGACCAGATGATGGACAGCAAGGGGGCGAAGTAATGGAAGCAATCGAAAGGTTAACCCAAAGAATACAGGGCAATTTTAACCGGAGGAAAGAGTGGGACGAGGTTTTAGCTTGTGCCGTTAGGTTGGCAAAGGATCGGCTTGACGAACTCAGCCAGCTAAGAGAGTCGAATCCGGGCATAATGGGTGTTGATAAAGAACGGGCCCAACTCGCCAAAACAATTAACGGGCTGGGATGGCTGCGGGATCTCAAAGACCACCAATAAGGAAATAGTAATGAATAGAAAGCAGAAGTACCAAGCAATACGGCGCATGGTGTCGCTGGGCAATTTTACCGCCAACGAATACCCAAGCCGACGTGCCTTCGACAAAGCTATAAGTGAAGGTCGAGTTTGTGGCAATTATGAGGGCCCAAGGGTGCGCATAAATAGCAACGATCCCTACAAAGACTACCAGTTCATGAGTCGGGGATTTTACAATCGGGTTTTAGGCGGAGAAGGGGCAGAATAATGTTTACAACAAAAGAAGCATTCCAAAAAGTGCTCGAGGCCTCGAGAGGTGAAATGCTAAGAATTGGCGAGAAGGCATTAGCCGCCAACTACGATAAGGCTGAACGGGCAGAAATGGGGCAGGCGCAGGCAGATCTAAACCAAGCCATCTGGCAAGTGCAAAACCTCAGCGACACGCTGTTTGGCTGGGAGGGTGCAAAATAATGGGAGGAGCCGCTGGCATTATCGGATTCCCTCGCAAGCCGCTTGATCAAAACTCGCCGCGTGACCGCGTTGTCGCCGCCATTGGTATGATCGTTGAGGTTCGATTGACGGCCAGCTTGGGAGTGTCGATTGACGAATTATACGAGAAGGACGAGGCCGGACAGTATCTATATGGCGACGAATTTGAAGCCACTTTCTCTGATGTCAGGCAGGCGCTTGACGATCTTTTTAATGACTAACACCTATCTGACGAGCTGCCTGACTACCAGCGAAACGCCGCAAGGCGTCATAGGAAGTCAATCCCAAACTCAAACCACGAGGAAACACGAATGATTATTTTAGCGAAACAGACAGGCCGCGAACGCTTCAACCGCCTATTCAAGGAACGCACCGACAACCAAGCCCCAGCCACCACTCGCCGCGCGGGTGGTCCAGGCCCCGACATGCTGGCTGCCATACTAGCCGAAACAGCCGAACAGGCTGCCATCGCCAAACTGAACGAACTACTTCAGGGAGGGCACGATGTCAGTTAAATACGAAAAGGGGAAAGAGGCGAATGGAAGTAGCAGTTTTGAAACGCTGAAGGCAATCGAGATTAGCCCTTACATTGAGAAAAAAAACAACTATGACTATCTATCATGGGCTGTGGCCTTAGACATCCTATATACGCATTTCCCTAAGGCGAGCTATGAGGTTCACACCTGCGAACAAGGGCACCCCTTCTTTAAGTCCGAGCTAGGATATTACGTCATTATCAGCGTAACTATAGACGAAAAGACAGAGACAGAATATCATCCCGTGACAGGCCATAACAACAAGGCAATACTGAAGCCGACAATGGTAGACATCAACGCTTCGATCAAGCGTGGATTGGCAAAAACCATCGCCCAGCATGGTTTGGGCCTAGATCTTTGGATCGGTGAGGATTTGCAACATGGCAAGCCAGGAGGTAAAACCACAACAGCCAAAAAACTGGACGAGGCTAGCCAGGAGGAGGAGCACCCGGACATTCAGCAGCGGAGGAAAGATCTGGACGAGGCCTCCCAACGCAAGACATACGAACGCCTGGGGCTAACGGATGTCTATATCGACTCCATTGACGAGTTCTATGTCAACTCGTTGCAGCGCATCCGCGAGGAGACAAAGGACGCCGACAAGCCGGGTTTGTTCAACCTGATCAAAGGCCGCCGCCAGGCTTTGGGGCACGACGCGGAAATAGTTGTTGAGATGGCGCAGAAGCTGTTCAAACGCGCCCCTCAGCAGCTATCTGAGGAGGAGCTGCGCCAGATGATCTGCAAGATGGACGAGATGGTGAAGGCCCAATTAGAGTCGCCGGCCATGAGCGTCTAGGTTATCGGACATGAATAGCACCACCAACTCGGTGACAACAAAAACGCAACCGCTGACCGGCCTGGGCTTGCGCCTGGGCTGGCTGACGGGAGCTAGCCATAACGTCCGATAACCGCCATTATCGGACATAATTTAGGGAGTGCATGAAAAAGTACCAACTTCGGAGCTGGTACCTGGACCACCTCGACAACCAGTACCCGGCCCTAAATGTGCCGGAGGAAAGCGATTACACCTCGCAGTTCTCAGACGGTGCCCAGCACAGTTTTATCTTGCTGTGCAAGCGTGCGCTGGGTGATCGCCGAATCAATAAAAACGAGCTGTTTCTTGAGGACGACTGGACGCCAGACGATCCAGCCCGCACGATCTGGATCGAGCCCGCCGGCGAACAGAGTCTCCGGGCAGAGATGCAACACCGCGAAAACAGGAGGCCAACAGTGCAGCCAGTCAAAAATGAACTGACTCACATGGAAGAAATCGCCCAGGCAGCCGAGGAACGAAAGAACCTGATGCTCGAAATTGAACAGCTGAACAGAACCATCTTTCGCCAAAAGAGAAAGATTGAGGAACTGGAGGGCAAGATGGAAACGGCCCAGCTCTGCCAGCGTATCCTGGAGAAGACTGTCAAGGTAAAATTTGTCAACGGCAAATAACAAGGAGACTGTAATGGAATTGAGAATCGAACGAAAGTCCGCCATCGGATGGGCCGCACATGAAAGGCATCGCAAAGTCTTAGTCGACACGGAGGGCCAGGAACATTGGAGCTGTATCGTGATCAATTGCTCGGAACGTTCCGGGCTGGAGGCCGACAATATGATGTACGCCTGGATTTGCCGTCAAGGCTTCTATCTCGATGATGGACTTGAGCTAACAGACGAGTTCGGACGAGTGCAACACCTTTACCCATAGCGCCGCCGCTAAGCAACCGAAACGCCGCCGCCCTTCTCCTCGTTAATTCGGGGCGGAGGGCTTTTTTAATGTCTGATAAATGGATCACATTACAGCAGGCGGCCGCCGCCCTGGGCGTGGGTGAGACGTCCATCCGCCGCCGCATCGCTGGCGGGAAGCTGGAGTCTAAAAAGACAGACGGGCGCGTCTATATTAGGTTAGAGGCTGAGGATCAGCAGCCGGAGGACGAGTCGGATCTGCGCCAGTTGGTGCAGGTGCTAAGGGTGCAAAACGTCGAGCTCAACCAGCGCCTGGAGGAGGCTAGCCAGCAGAATAACCAGGCCCAGCGGTTGGCCGCTATGCAACAGCAGACCATCCAGGAGCTCAACCAGCGCCTACTGGAGGCGCCGCGCAAATGGTGGCGGTTCTGGGCATAAAAATGCCAACTCAACCGAGGCGAGAAACTTCAATTAAGTTGGCATTGATTAGTTTAGATGCTCAAATCAGTTACAGCTTGGCAAGAACTGATCACACCCAAACAAAAAGGATGACCCTATTGTATCATACTTAGCAGGCATAAAAAAGGGGCAGCGTTGTGACAACCAGCGCTGCCCCTGTCGCCTAGCGGGTGAATATGGCACCCGGCGAAAAGCCAAAAAATGCCCTCTGAGGCCCTCCCACGAGCCCGAGGGGTTGTATTATAGCACGCACCCCAGACATAAAAAAGGCGACGGGATCACTGATTCCCGCCGCCCCCGTTTTGAGCTCTTAGGAGTTGTAGCCTAAAGAGGCCTATATTATAGCACATCCGCCGTCGCCCCCGCCTCCTCTACCGCCTGCCAATAGAGCTGCTCTATTTCAGGGTGCAGGGAGGCGTCGAAGATGGCCAGCACGCGACGAAGCGTTTTACCTTCAGAGATCCAGCCGTGAATCCATTTCTTTCTATCAGCCAGCACCTTGGCCGGCGTGTCCTCGCCGTCGTAGCGGATGCTTTTCTTTTTCTTGACAGTCAGGCCGTCCTTGCGTTGGCCGTCATTGGCTAGCAGGTTATCTTTGATATAAGGCCGCGCCTCCGCCCAGGGCTCCCCTAGCTCTCGCAGGGAAGACTCCTCTACCATCCAGCGCCGCCCCACCCCAGACCCATTCTCGATTTGCAGGGTTTCTATAGGCGGCTCGAGTTGGCCCAGTTCGGATTTATAGATCAGGCGATAAACAGTCTGATGACTGCGTTGTATTCGGAGGGCTGCTTGTTTAACTGTCAGCCAACGTTTATGCATTAGGGTATTAAAAAGGCGGTGAGGGATGTCACCCCACCGCCCCAGTTTTGGTTGCCCACAGATTATTTTGTTGGTTTCATAATTGTGGAGTGCCGCCTAGCGACGGCGCCTCTATTATAACATAAAACGGCGGGGCTATCACCTCCCGCCGCGATCAAAGTAAACGCCCCTATTCTATCATAGCCGCCGCCTGTCATCAGTCCATCAGCAGCTTAGTCAGAATAGCCCCGGCCAGCGTTAGGCCCAGGCCGCCCACAGCGGCTACGATTTTCATGTTGGCCTCGATCTTGGCCGTGCTGACCTGAAGCTGGGCGATATGCTCCTCGATGGCCCGCAGCCGATAAAACAGATCTTTGATAATTTGCTCGTCGTTCATTTGGCCAGCTCCATTTCAGCCAGCAGATCCTGGCGCCGGAACGGTTTGGCCAGGTAGCCGTCCATGCCGGCCTGGTGACACTGCTCCTCCACTTGACCCACCAGACTCGCTGTTAGGGCCACAATCCTGACCGGCTTCAGGTCCACCATCTTCTCCAGCCGCCTGATCTCCGCCGTGGCTTCAAAGCCATTCATCACCGGCATCTGCAAATCCATCAGGATCAGGTCATAGCCATCTTTCCCCCAACTGGAAACCGCTTGTTTCCCATCCGCCACCACCGCCGCCTGGACGCCCATCGTCTCCAGGTAGCGCCTGGCCACCTGCTGGTTGACAACATCATCGTCAACCACCAGGACTTTAATGTCGTTTTGATCTGCTTCGGCTTCGGCTTCGGCTTCGGCTTCGGCTTCTGTGCCTGTGTCGATCTTTAGCTCCAGCTCGAAGCTGAAGGTTGTGCCCACGTTGGGCTGGCTAGTAACCTCGAGAGCCCCACCCATGCCCTGCACAAACTCCTGGCAGATCGACAGCCCCAAGCCGGTACCGCTGGCGGTTGCTTGGTCTAGCTGGACGAAAGACTCGAAAACAGCCTCCAGTTGCCCTTTATCAATGCCTATGCCTGTATCCTGCACCTGAAACCGAACGGCGCCGCCAGTAGGCGCCTGCTCCACCCTCAGCTCAACGGAGCCCTGGGTGGTGAACTTGATGGCGTTTTCAACCAAGTTAAGCAGAACCTGATGTATCTTTTGCCCATCGCCGACTCGAGACAGCACTAATCCATCGCCGACCTCTGAACGCAAGGCCAGGCCCTTCTCCTGCGCCTGCGGAGCCAAGACGTTGATCACATCCTCTACTGTCTGCCCCAGGTCAAAGGGATGGCACAGGTACTCAATTTCGGCCGCTTCGATCTTGGCGAAATCGAGAATCTGGTTGATGATGCCCAGTAGGCGGTTGGAGGATAGGATGGCTCGGTTGACATCTTCAGCCTGGACGGTCGTCAACTCTGACGGGTCCAGCAGATCCAGAGAGCCGACGATGCCATTGATAGGGGTGCGGATTTCGTGGCTCATCTTTGATAAGAAATCGGACTTTGCCCTGGTGGCCGTTTCGGCCACGTCCTGGGCCGCTTCAGCTTGCACCACATCAGCCAAAGCCACCCTGAGCTCCTCCTTGACCACCATCAGCCGCGCCTCCACCCCCTGGCCTACTATTTCCGCCGCTTTATCACGGTGCTCCTCCAGGATCACGGTTAGATACGCCTTGACCTCCTCCGCGATGAGCCGTTGCAAAGCGACCAGGGATCGGCGATTGAAAGCTCCTATACCAACTATCAGCACCGTCACCAAGACGATCTCGTCCAGGATCAACTGCCACCAGGTTATCATTTACTCCTCCCATGTATCAGTCTGTGCCGATTTCAGATAGGCCTCGTCATCGTCTGACGGTTCCATCCAGTGCTTAATGCTGGAGTTGAGACTCACGGTCAAGGCGCCCACAATTAGCAGCAGGATCTCCTTGGCGTCTGAATCCAGCGCCACGCCCAGGGCCATACAGGCCAGCATAGCGCCGATAATGGAGGCCTGCACCAGGATCAGCGAGATGCTGATATACCAGCGCCGCGACTGCCTGAACTTTATGATCTCGACCAGGCTTTGGTTGATGGCGAAGGCTCGCACCTTGTCCCCGTTTTTGCGGGCCGCCTCGGCGCTGGCCGGGTCCTTGTCAGACATTGCGCTTTTTGAGCATCAGGGCCAGGTAACGGCGCCACTCTTTGAAGGAGGGCCGCAGATCCAGATGTCGCTCGGCTCGTCGTCGCGCTTTGTCATACTCCGACTTCGACAGCAGGACGTCGCCGTGTTCGGACTTGGCGAAATAGTAACTCTCTGACTGGCCTGCGCCCACGTCACCGTTGAGGATTTCGATCATACTCGTTTCTCCTTGTTAGCTGTCGTCTTTGCCGTTTCGTTGATCGTAGAGGGCCACCACAGCGCTGCTCAAAATACCGAGCATCACCAGCAGCAGGCGCTCAAAGAAAGCCAGTTCCTTCTCGATACCCACCGTGCCTTTAGGCGACCACCAGGAGACCACACTCATGGCTACCATGCAACCGACTAGAATCAGCACGCCCAGGAAAACCATGCGCACCACCGAGATCTGGCCCTGTGTTTTGGTCAGCCTGTCGTTCTGCTTCTCGGTTCTGTCCAGGTTCTGCATTAGGTCCTGGACTTGAGTCTCTAACTTTAGGATCACCTCATGGTCTGACAGCCCGTCGTATTCATCACTGCCCGTGGCCATTAGCTGGAGCCGCCGCCCCCGCTAAGCGAGACAAAGACCGAGCCGCTCATATAATCATCTACAATCGTCGAGGCGTTAGTGAAAATCACCGTGCCGCCATAGCCGGTATCGGCGTCGCTGGGCGTAAAGTTTCCTTCGGTGTCAGCCAGAAAGCTACTGACAACGGTGCCATCACTGGGGTCCTTGGGCGTGGCCGGGTCGTCGCTGGGGAAAACGTCAAGAATGATATGCTCGCTGATAGTGCCATCCACTTGGAAAGGCACCTCCGCCGCTGGCAAGACCACCGACACAGTGCCGCCAAAGGGCGGGATGCTCACCGCTTGCACCCGCAGGATTTTATTCTCCAGTGGGATGGCTTTAGGCGCCCAGGGGCTGAAGGCCGTACAGTGGGAGCGGGTGATAGGTTTCAGCTCGGCCGTGGTCCTGCCGTCGCGGTTGCTGTCAGCCGATCCGCAGAAAACATTGGGATAATTGGAGCGCTGACAGGCCTTTTTTGTCTCATCCCAATAGTAGCATTTGGGGTATTTGGTGGAGTTGACCGCCTGCTCAGCCTCCACCAGCGTCTGCTTGGTTTGCTGTTCAAACTGCACCCGATCCGAAGCGAAGCGGGTGTAATTGTTTTGAGTCGAGACACGCACGTCGAGCTGGGAGGGATCGAATGGGTTCCAGGCTTTCTGTACCACCCGAAACCCGCTGTCGGCCGTGTAGATGGCAAAGTTGGTATTAGTTGGTGTATAGCTCAGCTTGTCAATCAAAATGAACGACTGGGTGTTGGTACGGACAACTTTCAGCTCGTCCTGATAGGTGTCGTTGGCGTCAACCACATTAACCAGCCGCCCCCTCAGCTCGTTTTCATGGAAGTTATAGAGGATGGCCGAATCCATATCCAGACGGGCGTAAGCGGTGGCCGCGTCGGTGGCGTAAGTGTACATCACCGGCAGCAGCGCAAACTCCGTTTCTCGATCCCACAGGGACACCGTCGTATCTCGTAACTGAAAAACATCGCCCACATTAACTTGGTTATAGGGGAACAGCTCGGAGTCGAAATCATACATATTACCAAAATCAATCTGATAATTACGTGTAGGTTCTTTATGCTTGGTCAAGTCCACTCGGGCCAGTTCGTAAAGGCGGCGCGGAGAATGGCAATTTTGATACACTTGCAGCTTTTTGATCTCGCCATACTTGGCTACCGCCTCCGAGTTACCCAAGCTCAGCACCTCAATGTCGGCATAATGCGATGGCACATAGTTGTCCGGGTATCGGCTTAGGGGCTCGGTATCCAGGATGATCACATCCGAGGCTGGGTCGGGCACGCTGATCACCTTCGACTCCAAGCTGGAGAACTGCGGGATGGCGGTGCTGTAGTTGAGCGTCAGTTCAGAAGTCTTTACCGTCCAGGCGTTTATGGGCCACAGTGTGTTGGAGGTGACGTCGATAAACCGTTTGGCGTCCCCGCCCGTGGCCAGCTTGACGGTGGTGGGATCGGTACCGGCTGGCGGCACATACCAGGAGCCCACCGACGAGCGCAAGCTGTAGTCTTTGCCCACGGTGAGGGGCTCCTCGGCAAACATCTTGATGACAAAGTTATAAGGCGTGCCATCGTTAACCGGCTTCGACATCTTGGCCACTGTCAGGACGTCAGTTTGGCTTTGGTGGCAGCGAATACGCATCGTATCGCCATCAGCCGGCACGGTGTCCAGGTTGCGGCCAGTCGTCACCATGTCAGTGGCGTTAGACACGATCACGGCCACCTGGCCGGCCCCGCTGCCGGTCATAATTTCCACCACTCCATTCTGATACTCGTTGACCGTCACGTAATCGGCCGCCTCCTTGATCTCCAGGACGGTGGAAGTGGAGCCGGCGTCGATAGTGACGGTTGCCACCTTATGGCCCACCACTTCGGTGAACTCGGCATCTGAGCTAACCAGTACCAGCCCGCCGGTCAGCGCATCTGAGCCAAACCAGTTAAGGGGCCGATCAAAAATAACCGTGCCGGCCGTGGTACTGGTAGTATAATGCTGGATGATCTCGCGCACCTGACCCCGCTGTGTTGACGGTGTCGCGGTGGCGGTTATGGCCTGGGCGCCTATTAACTGGCCGCTAGTGATGGCGGCCGGGTCTCCGCTGACGCCATCATAGGTGAAAGTATCGCCTGAGCCGCCGCTGATATGCAGGTATTTAGCGCCGCGGTAAACAGCAATAATATCGCCGCCGCGAAACTTCGGCCCGTTGCCTGATACCAGGGTAATCGTGTCCTGGGTGTTGACCGGTGAAGCGGCAAACTCGACTTGTGCCTGCACTCCGCTATAGGTGTCCTGCCATTTGTTTTTGGCGCCCACCGGATAAATAACATTGTACATGGCCAAGCCGTCCTCCTCTTTTTTCACATAATTGAGCGAGGTCGGGTATTCCACCACCAAGTCGGAGGCCTGGCCCAGGAAATGCAGCAGGTTGACAGAGTAGTCGGCTTGTACTTGAAGGTCAGCCTCGAAGGTGTTGGCCGCGTTTCTCAGCGCTCCCAGGCAGCTCTCACGATTGACTGAGGTCTGACGGTAGCCAGTGGGGTCGATCTGATGGGCGAAAAACCCGTTCGACTCCACGAATGCCGCCCCCTGGTTGGTGCGGAAATTGGCCAGGATGTCGTTGGCCATACTGCTAGCCGAGGTGACAGGCCGCTCGGAGGCGCCCCCAGCCTGCCATTGACTGAAGGAGAGATCGAAACGGCCAGACGAAAAGTATGGCCTGTCACCCAGATCGTAGCTGAGATGCTGGCACTCGACAGCTTTGTAATAGACGCCGCCCTCCTTGACCACCTCAGTCCGGGCCACCCGATAAAGATCATAATGCTGGCTGGTCAGCGCGGTGGCGGCGTAACGTGCCGAGGCGCCTGACGCCGGCCCAAGTAGACGCGAGAGGGTGAAACCAGAGCCGCCAGCATTAAGTGAGGTGATGCGGGACAGGTAGCCGTCATACAGCGAGGACCGCACCAAGTCGCCGGCCTGGAATCCGCTGGTATCATTGACCACCACGCCCACGCTAGAATTGACGGCCGAGATCGAAGTGATCGCCGACTGCCGCCTCAGATCCGTTAGCCTGACAAACTGCCGAGGTTGCAACGAATTGACCACGGTGGGGTTTTCGTAGGGCAAACGGAAAGAAAGCGTGTGCAGGCCGTTTAGGGCCTCAGAAACGCGAACGCTGCCCTGGTCGACATCGTCCAGATGGGCCAGCACTATGTCGTTATCGTCGCACAGCTCCAGACGGTAGGGGCGAGCCATTATTGGTGATTCTCCCTATAATAGATCTCAACCCCCGACGGTATCGAGTTGGGGAAGTAAAGCATCGACTTTGTTGGCGACAAAATCGGCATCAGTGATCCGCCCACGTTGGCCACTCCCATCCCGTTGGAGGTAGCGCCAGAGCTGGCGTGGTACATTTCAACCCGTCCGCGCACTTTGGGGTCCAGAGCATTGACGGTTAGGATGTCGCCCGCGTTCAACGTCGCGCTGTACTTGAAGGGCAGGTTAAGGTTTTTAGCCGCGTTTCGTTTGGCGTGTTGTTCAGCGAACCATTCGGCTGGTTGCGATTTGGCCAGGATTTCGAGATCGTCGATGATGTAATCATTGGGATAGGTTGCACCATTAAAGCCAATATAAGCCGTCGAGGGGGCCAGCGCCACCGTCCATGTCGTGGTTGAGGCCTGATTGGTAGCGCCAGTATTGGAGCCATTTACAAAAACCTTTAGCCCGTTTGTAGAATCAAAAGACCAGCCTATTTCGATCTCCTCGTCTTGGGCAAAACTCATCACCGGCGAATAGGCCGCTAACCAAGTGCCCGACACCTTTTTAGCCACCACGAATTTATCGCTTGTGCCCAGGTAGTAGACCTCTAAAAAGTTGTCTGTATCCTCATACAATCGCAGTAAAAAGGGATAAAGTTCACCGGTGTCAGATGGGAACTGAGGCCGCACAACCATGCGTCCGGCGTATTCAGACGGGCTGATGATTACATCGTCAAAATAGGCCTCCTCATTCAACCCAGCCTTATACCCCCTGGTCAACCTCGTCGGCTCGAAGCGGTAGCCGTTTGTCATGTTGTTGAAGGAGACGGACAGATCGGGGCGGTGGACGACTGACACGTCGTCGACAAGAAAGGTATAGCCATAATTGCTAGCCCTAAAAGCGACATCAAGACGAGTACCGGTGGAAGCCTTGAAAACATGGCTTCCCCGTTGCCAGTCAGTCGTCGCCGGAAATGCCTTCGACAAGTATTCCGCCACCCCACCATACCAATTAGAACCGGCCTGCACCCACAGGCTGGGGGTGCCTGAGGCCACCTTGTACCAAAATGACAGCTCATACCAATTATTTTGAACAACGGTTCTGTTTGGCTGGTAGATGGCAGAGGCGTCGGGTAGAACCATTTCCTGGCAAAGGGAACCACTGTGCGCACCCGCGTCGGAACTGAACGTTGCAGCGCCGGCATTGTATATCGTCCAGTTTGGAGCGTTTCCTGAACCGCCATATACCCCCTCCATGCCGCCATTATCCACCAAGTTGGGCAGGAGTTTTAGGTCGTCCCAATAGCTGTTCCCACTGCCTGATGCTATATTGAAATTGCCGGTCGTTGTTCCTGATGCCGCTGTTTGAAAGCAGCTTTCGAAGAAATTCCATGTGCTATTGGTATGGGAGAAATTGGTATTTGTCAGCCAGGTGCCGGAGGCGACATCTTTAACCAGGAGTTGCGTGTCGGCCGTGGCGTCCGGGTAGCCCCACAACCGATAGACATAGCTCTCACTGTTTCCGATATTGAAATCGGCTGACGTTGCTGTCAGGTAGCTTGAGCCATAATTCAGATAAAGCGAATGGGCATCCTTGCGAACTGTCGAAGTGCTTTTGGCCAGGTAATAACCCGTTCCGCCCCCACCCCCTCCGTCGTGCCAATTAGCAATCCCGCCATTCTCAAACCCCCCATCGGCGATCAGGTTTTTGCTGATGTATGCGAGCTGGGTGCGGGTTACTGTTCCGTTGTTGATAAGCGTATTAGACTGCGCCCCGCTGTCAACCGGTGCGGCCAAGCTCGACTCGTTCAGCTTCCACCATGAAGTTACCGTCCCAACAGAATCAGCCCCTAGCGGGTTAGTGGCTAATGTTAAAACCTCAGTGTCAGTAAGCACATCACCACTCCAAAAGGCCACATCTCGCAGACTGCCCTCAAAATAACTGCCGCCGCCGTAGTACGACCCAATGGTTGCGATCCCTGCCGTACCGGTATCATAATTACGGGTGCCTGTGACCGTATTCGATGTATATTCAGCAACGCCATCGATGTATAAAATGTATTCCGGCGTAGCCGCGTCCTCATAGGTGATGGCCACATGATGCCATTTGCCATCTGTCACCACGGTAGTCGACACCACCGCATCATAAGGTCCGCCGCTGGTATCATAGAGTGCCCCGTAAATATTCCCCGACGAGTTAACATAAACGAGATGCACAAGGCCATAAAGGCCACTGGTACCACTCTTATAGAGAATGGTATCAATGCTAGCCCCCGGCGTTTCCGTTTTGACCCAGAACGAGAACGACATATTCCCAGCCCCGGCCCCATCATCTGCTGGCCAGAGTAAGCCACCCGGATTGGACGCTGTTTGGAAATACTGATTCGTCCCGTTCAACGTGGCATAAACCCCGACTTTATCGGCGTCATACAACACCGAGCCGGCGCCACCCGAATCCTGGAGATAGACAGTGGTGGCGTCGTTCATAGAGTGGGACATCCCGTCCACCTTATATCCGGTTTCATCATATACAACTATTCTATCCTCATCCTTGAATATAACATCACCATAAGCGGCCACCGTCGCGCTTTCGACGGTCACCACAGCCGACTGCAAGGTATCCATATTAGAGGAGGCGATTTGCTCGTCATCAAACACAGTGCCCACAGTTTGGTCGAAGTCGCTGTAATACACCAACTCGCTGGAGGCTACGGTATCGGCTCGAACGCCTGTGCCGCTGTTGACTAAGGTGCTTCGCTCGGTATCGGTGAGGGGTCGATCCCAAATGGCCAAGTCGTCGATCAGGCCGTTAAAATGGGCCAGGGCTGCGGTATTGGCCAGATATGAGGTGGCACCGATAGCAGTCGGCACATCTATCCCCGTGCCCCCGCTGTAACCAACCCGTGCCCCAGCGTCGCTGTAGACTTCGATCTCCGACTCATAGGATGCAAACTCGGTTGAAAACCCGGCCCGCCTGCAATCCCATCGACAAATAACAAAATACCATTTACCGGCCTCCAGCAAAGAGGCGTCCATTGACGACCCTTCCCCCCCCACTTCAAAAGTGAGATAATTAAGGTCAGGATCGGCCGGCGCTGTCGGTGACGACACGAAATGATAAAGGCGGAAAACGTCAGGTGCTGAGTCATTATTATAAAGGTATTCGTAATGAAACCCACCGCCAGGAGCCAGATCCGGACCGGGCAGGGTTGTCCAATTACCCGGCTTTTTTATCCACAAGCTGAGTGTGCCCTGGTTGACATCTAGGCCGGTGCCGATACCCATACCCTCCCGCGTTGATACGGTGGTGATGTTGGCAGAATCCCCTTCGGTTTGATCCAAATTAGTATCGAAAGCGATAGCCTGGTCCAGCTTGCCCGTCTGGCCGTAGAAGCCGCCCGCGCTGATGTCCGCCGTTACTGATTCGCCCAGGATGTTCGAGGCATCATTATTGTTAGCGTTCCAGACTAGGGAGTGAGTGGCCTCCACGATCTGCGGTGTATCTGCCGCCCCCTTGATCTTGTACACAGGGTAGCTGATGGCGTTGCCGGTGTTGATGGCCTTAAAATATCCGTTGACGATGTCAGGCGTAAAGTCGACCTGTTTGGGATCAGATACCGCAAACGGGTAAACGGCTTTGAAAGGCAGCGTCAGCCTAGAATAACCAGTTTTGAACCACTGGGCGGTCATGTGCTCTTCGTTCATAGTGCCCGAATAATTGACTAAATAGTACCTGTTATCGGTCATCCACATGGTATCGCCCAGGCTGATACCAGTGTGGTTTTTGGTTAGGAAAAATTGGCCAGTTGCTACCACATTCTCGAAGATCTCATACTCGCCGACCCCAGTGGCCCCCCGATTGGCAAACGATACCGTCAGCCCGGCCATGTCATTATCTGAAGGGTAAGCGGAGGGCAGGTTGTACTGGGCATCCTTGCAAGTAAGCCAGTAATAGCCGGCCCCCGATCCATAGTTTGAAATGGTATAGGGCCCCGCAATCACCGACTCATCAGCAAACCATAGCATCTGCGCCTCGACCTGTTCGTAAAGGACGCCATCCACAAAAGTGCGCAAACGACACAGCTCCTTGATTTTGTTGAGGCCAACCCGAAAGTCGTGAATGTTATCAGCGTATAGCGTGCCGCTGATCTCGATGCGCCGGTTGCCGTAATAGCTGCCATAGTCACGTGAACCCATTTGGCCAGGGAATTGGAGCTCTCGCTCACGCGTAGGCGCTAGGCCGCGGCCGCTGATGGCGGAGGCTTCAAAGGAGGCTGTACCGCCCAGGTCGCGCAGATCGTAACCATTAAGTTTTAATATTTCTGAGTGGGTGCTGGAGAATGACATAATATATAAATCCTTACAGCCCAGCAGCCGGTAACCCGACCTGCTGGAAATCTAAAAAGTTAGCGCCAAGAGCTTGTCGGTCGGCTCTGATATTATCCTCCGCCCCGCCTCCGTTGGCCGCCGCTGCGGCGCCTGGTAGGCGGTCGATATTATCTAGTCGCTCTGATATAAAGGGTAGCCACTCCTCCAGGGAGGAGGCGGAGCGGTCGGTATTGATAGCGATCTGTTGCGAAAGTCCTTGTGTGGTACGTAAAACGAAAGCCAGCTCGTCGGCCTGGCGTGTAGTAATTTGCTTAATGGCCAACGACAGCCCGCCCCTTTTGCTGCGGTCGTCCTTTTTGGCCATATCCTTATCTGGGTCTGGAAACAGGGTTTCAGTATCTAAACCCAGTTTGTCGAAGGCGCGGAGGGCGTTGGTGCGCACTCTCTTTGATAAATTATCCAGCCCCTCCCTCAGTCCTTGGATCTTGGTCGCTTCTGATGCCTTGATCATCCCATCGGACAGTGATTCGGTGACTACCGCTGCCAACTCATCCAATTTCGGCTGGAGTTCGTCTTTATCCAGGGCCGCCTCTAAGATCATACCCGACAATAATCGGTCCATTGATTGGCCCACCAGATCCAGCGTCTTGTCCATACTGTCCTGGCTGAACCCCTCGCGGATACCCTCCAACATGGCGTCACCCAGCATCTGGCTGGTGCTTCTCATCTGTAGGGCGGTATCCTCAAATCTTGTGATGCTACGATTGACAACCCGCAGCCGATCATCAAAAGCCTGCTCCTCTAAACCGGACAGCTTTTTGATCCTATCGTTTAGCCTGCTTTCGTCAACACCTTCGATAAAGGCGTCCGGGATGGCTTTAACGCGCTCCCGCAGGTCGTCCAGTATAGGCGCCTGACGCGCCGCCTCTTTCAGTTTCTTAAAGGCTGGGATCAGATTGATCACAGCACTGGTTAGCTGGATCACGCCGCCCACCATGTCGCCGCTGGCCATGCGTGTGATGGCGCTGGCCGCGTTACCCACGAAGTCGAACCCCTCCTGTAAAGCGCTGCCCTGTAAGCCGATAGTTTCCCCCAAAGCGGAAAAGGCGTCGGATATTTGGGTTATGGTGCCCGCCAAATCGGCCAGTTCATCTTTAGCTGTGCGGGCGTCTTTTGTAACGTTTTCGAGAGGGCGGTCGCCTCCCATCTGGCCAAAACCGAGACGGCCCGCCCCTTCGGGCTGATGGCTCCAGGAGGCTCGGTCGATGGCATTCATCCGGGCCACTCGATCTCTTTCGTATTTAACTTCCCGATCAATTAGCCACTGAAAGTAAGCGCTCCAGGAGGCCTTGTTTTGGGTCTGCTGATCTTCTAACCGTTTGGCCCTGCGCTCGTCGCTTATCTTGCGCCCCGCCTCTGACATCTGGTGGGTCTGCTCGATCCCGTCCTTGATGGCTTGCAGTTCTATCTTTTGCCGTTCTTTAGCTGTCCGCTGGGCTGTCCGCTCGGCCTGCGTGGCTGTCCGCTCGGCCTGGCTGAGTTCCTGGGCCTCTAGTTTTTCTTTCTCCTCCTTGAGCTTCCGGTATCGTTCCAGGTTTGCCGTCATCCACTCCGGCGAGCCTAGAACCATTTTGCCTGATGGTGCTTTCAGCGCCTTTTTTGCGCTGTCGCCGGCGCCGTCGAGGCCATCGGCCGCCTGTTGTGCCACCTCCGGTATCTGGTTAATTAACGGCAGGAACTTCTCCAGCGTAGCCGTTGACAGGTTGAGCCGTTGCGCCATCGTGCCCAGGGCGTCGTTGTATTCACCAACGGCCGACACCTCCTTGACGCTCTGCAATTGGGCCAGATCCCGCAGGGCTGGCACCGTGCCCTCGCCAGCCGCTTCGGCCACCTGGGCGAACTTCACCGCGAGCAGATCCATCGTGCCGCCGTTCTTGACCATTTCCTGGCGCACTCTGACCAGCACGTCGGCCACCTGTGTTGAATCACCGATCAGCTTTTGAGCGGTGGCGCTCAGTTGGTCACCGCCTTCGGTTTCCACCATACGGATACCGGTGGCTCGGGTAGCCCCGGCGTCAGTAACAAGCCTCTGGTTGCCTAAGCCGGCCAGCTCAGTTTGCGCCGTCTTCAGCTCGGACATCCGTTTCTGGGCTGCGTCTACTTGCTGGGTGAACCTATCCAGGCCGGTCACAAACTCGGCCGTCAGCATGGAGCGGCGCAGCTCCAGGTTGGTGGCGATGGTGGTGTTCAGATCCTTAAAACTGCTGGTTTCGAGGTCCAGCTTGCCGGCCAGTTGGGGCACCAGCGAGATCAGGTTAGTGATTGTGCCTTGGAGCCTGGTGTTCAGGCGCCTCGCTTCCTCGGTGCCTGGGTTGACTTTACTGAGCTGTTCTTTAAGGCTGTTGTACTCCTCTGTCAGATCCTTGATAGATTTGCTCTGGTCGTCGAACTTGTCCTTGGCCTCCTCGAAATCGGAGGCGATGTCACGAATCTGCTCGGATGGCGTGTTCATAGACTCCGACAACGTCTCGAAGGTACCAGCCAGGGCGTTGACCATCGAGGTGACTTCTGGCAGGATCAGTTCGCCCAGTTGGGCTTGGAACCCTCGCGTAGCATCAGCCAGGTTCTCGAAGGCATTAGAGGCCCCACCAGCTACCGACGGCAGGGCGCCCAGCTTGGCCGTCACCGTGTCGATGAAGGCGTCGGCTGTGATACCCATCTTCTCGATCTCTTGCGGCACGGCGGTACCGAAGGCCTCCAGCATTACGGCCCGTATCTGCGGCACCCGTTCGCCGATTTGGTTGATCTCCTCGGCCGAGATCTTGCCCTTGGCCGCCATCTGAGTCAGGGCCAGGATCACACCGTCTAATTCAGCTTTTCCCTTGCCCACCGTGGCCAAAGCGTTTCCGAACGACATCAGCGCCGCTTCGGCCTGCTGGGAGGATAAGCCCACAGCTTGCAGGTTGATCGAGCCCTCGACCGCTTCCTCCAGGCCCAGGCCAGGCAGTTTGGCCACCTGGCGCAGCCGGTCCAGTTGCTCGTCAGCTTCACGCGAGGAACCAGCCACCGCCGTTAGGCCCTGGGTCAGCTTCTCCAGATCAGCGGCCGCATTGACAAAAGTGGAGCCGAACTCGTACAGCTTGCGGCCAAAGGTAGCAATCCCAGAGGAGGCCAGGGAGATGTTGGCCATCTTAGCAAAGGCGCCATCCAGCCCCTTTAAGACTGACTTGGCTGATCTGGACCCACGTTTTAGCGGACTATCGTCCAGCGATAGGACAAATTCTAAGTTGCCGACATTGGTGGCCATCAGTTCATTCTCCGATATTGCTCAGGGAACGACCGCACCTGCGACTCGATCCGCTGTTCTCTGTCCTGCTGCTGCCGGTCCTGGTCCTCATACTCGAGGATACGCAGCCAGGCCAGCAGCTTCAGATAGGGGATTTTTCGATAGATAGTGTTGGGCTGCACATGCAACCCACGGGCCATTTGCAGCTCTAAATTGGCGAAGGCCAGGTAGTTGGGTATTACTGATTTGCCTGGGCCAGTTGCAGAACTTGGAAGAAAAAAGGGGTTGATTTCTTGATCAACGAATCGAACACCTCCGTGGGTGATAATAGCTTGATATGGTCGATCGGTATCGACAGGTCCGACGGGTCGGGATCAGGTAGCGGATCGAAAGCGATCTGCATTATCTTATAAAACCGGTTGCGCACTGTTTGGTCGGCTAGCAGCCGCAACACAAACTGGGTAATGCTAACCTCGGCCAGGTCGCCCAGGGCCTCAATTGCTTTCTGCACCACTCTAACCTCGGCCGCTATTAGCTCCAGCTTATAGAAAGTGGGATGGTGAAGTGATAGGCTGATCTCCTCGCCATCTCTGGTCTGCACCTCAAAGACGTCTGGCACGTCGGCCATGATCTGGCGTATCTGATCAGACTGGCCGGCCGCACCGTTGTTGCTGAGATCCTCCATTTTTGCCTCCAGCGACCCCAGCCTGGTGGCCAGGGTGCTGACGACTTCTGTTTGCTCCATGATTTACAGGGCCACCGAGTCAGTAAAACCGAAGCCGCAGGCGGCGCCGGCCACTGTACCCAGTACCATGAAATTGACCGGGATCAGTGTCTCGCCGTCTTTCTGGTAGCTGATTTCGGTGTCGGTGACGGGAACGCACTGACTGAAAATCCAGCTCTGCATCTCGATACCTACGCCCAGCGAGCCGGTAGTTGTGCCGGTGAACTTAACCGCAAAGGGGCCCTGATCGTTGATGGTGGCCGCGCCCTGGGCGTGAATCTCTCGGCTGGTGACTGTAGTGGGCCCCCAGGTGTTGGCACCGGTGGCCAGGCCGAAGTTGGCGAAAGTGTTCTCCACCAGTGAGGTGTTGACAAAGACGTCCAGCCGCGTGCGGGCTGACTTAACATAGGCCAGATGGTCGGCCACCTCTAAATTAAAACGCTCCTCGCTGAAACGGATGCTGAGGCTGTCACGAAATCCGCCGGTGTCTATATAATAGCCGGCTGTTCGACTGTTGCCTTGGATGCCCCACTGATGCTTGAATGAACCCACGCCCACTAGAAGTTTGTTGGGATTAGTTGCCATGATATTACTCCTTGTTTAGTTCGCCTGCTGGCGTCCAGGTGGCCGTTTTGACTGCCTGGTCGTCAATAATATTGTAAGCTGTAGCCGTGATGGTCAGGCTGACCGTCGGCTCGTCCATCTCATACGAATAGGCGGGCAGCGTATCGGTGAAGTTGGCCCCCTCGGCGATACCCTCGCCTGTAATCACCAAGTCCAGCCGAACGGTGGCCGTGTCGGCCGTGCCGCTGATGGTCAGTTTGCCCGCGTCGGTAGCTACCGCCATGCTGGGCGCGGTGGGCGCCGTTGGTTGGTTGACTCTGCTGTCTTTCAGCGGATCGACTGACTTCTGGATCTCCTTGTTGTGGTCGTCGATCTGTTTCTGGCGGTCATAGTTGGCCAGGGCCGTCTTGCCGCGTTTGAACATGGCGATCTCTAGCTCGGCCTGGCGCTCCTGATCGGTAGCTCCAGCCACTGAATAGTGCCCGCTGACGTCAACGGTGGCCTGATCCGTGTCTCGGATCACGCTGCCGTCGACCTGGGGATACTGTATTGCGCCTATATCTAGCTCTAGTGACATATAATAATCCTCCTCGGTTATACGATGTATGATTGAAATGTTAGCGATTGATAATGGACTTGGCCGTCCTGGGCGTCCCAGAAGGGGCCATAGGTGCCGCGATAGACCTGTGATTTACAGGTGATGGATGGATCAACCCAGCCGTCGACATTCAGCAGGGTAATCAGGGCCGCTTCGATGGCGGACAGGCTGGCGCTGTCGGCTGAGCCGTTAGTGTTAGAGGCCGCATAGATAGTGATGGTGCCTTCGAACACCTGGAAGCCGTAGTTCTCGCGCACCGCTGACGGCGCACTGGCCACGGTTAGGCAGGGGTAAGCCGTGCCATCGGGACGTTTGGCCCCTTTGGTAATATCTCCGCCCAGCAGGCTAGTGACAGAGCCGTCGTCGACCTGCTGACAGATGGAAGTTAAGAATTGATCGTTGCTTTTCATAGTTTAAGTTTTTGCAGCAGCGGTTTTATCTGGGCCTCATCGGGAGGCACCAGCACTTTGTAACCGTCGCGAAAGTGAACATGAACCGCGTACTCCATGCCAGCCGCCACCACCGCCTCCGGCTGGCCGTTGGGTTTATGGCGTAGGAAATGGGTAATCGAGCTGCGCAGGTTGCCGGTGCGGTCGGTCCAGGTATCAGGCCGGCCCTTGTCTTTTGAGGCGTTAGCCGTCAGGCGGGCGGCCGCGTCCAGGAACTGCTCGCCTTTGCTTTCGATCTTTTCGATCAGCCGATCCTGCTGACGCAAGATCTCATCAATTAAGTGCTTGGGCTTAATGCTGAACGGTTGAGCTTTAATAGCCATTAGCTTCCCCCCTGCTGACACCTGGCCCGCAGCTCGGAGCTGCTAAAGTCGTGGCGTCGGCTATTGTAATGGATCTCTATCTCCTCGATGTCGTTAGCGGTGAACGGTTTGATGCGGTACTCCTCGGAGACAAAGCGGATGTCTGGCTGGCGGATAAGCAACAGGTTGCGCAGGTCGGCCTCGGTATCATAAATCACTAGCTCGTCAACGTGGCGCACGGCTGCCAGTTGGATCTGGCGTTCCAGCACCGTCTGTATGGGCCGTTGTTTTTCCGTTCGGTCATAACTGGGATCGGTTTGCAGGCCCACCAGTAAAAAGTCGCAGTGCTCTTTGCACTCCTCCAACATCAAAACATGCCCCGCGTGCAACAGATCAAAGCTGCCGCAGGTAAAACCAGTTTTCAAGTCAGCTCCTCCAGATCGCTCTCCATGTGCGAATCGTAGTCTTTAACCCCGCGCAGTTGATAGGTGCGGTCCGCATCCACCACCCGTATCACGCTGGAAGGCAGCAGCGAAACCACGTTGCTATAAACCTGGCTAAACATCTTGTGAGTGATCCGATAAGAACCGCCGCTCTGATCCTCTACCAGCCGAGCCGTCAACGGTTGAATATCCGTTTCGGCATTGCTGGCCAGCGTGGTCGTCGAGGTTGTGTAGTTGAAGCTAGCATCTTGGCCGCTAACCTCCTGCCGAATGCTGACTGTGGAAATATCAGAGGCTGGAATATAGATGTTCACGAATCACCAAACTCGTTTTGCAGTCGTTCGATCAACAGATCCACAATACGATCCACAAACTGATCCACCTGCTCCTCGCTGAGGATACGCTCCACCACCGCTTGGGCGATGGCATTAATTAGTTTTTTCATCTGGGCCTCCTTGTTTAGGCTCGTAATAATCGCGGGATGCGTTTGTTGAGTTGACGCCCGCGTTTGCTGTATTCCTGGACCTTTTCTTTCCAAGCATAGGTTTGACTCAGGGAACCGCGCCCCTCAGACTGTAGGGCCAAGCGTCCAAAGTCGGGCGTCTCCAACATCAGATCAGCCGCCGCCTGGTAGACGTTATAGCCTTTGCCGGCGAAATAGAGCTCCACCGAGGGCGCGGTGCTGAAAATGAAGGTGCCATCGTTGAGGTTGGCATCGTCGGCCGTGTAACTGGTGTCGTCCTCGGTGCGGCCGCTGCGCAGGCTGTAGTCGGTTTCGTAGAACCCACAACGGGTAAACAGACTAAAGTCGGGGATGCTGATGGGCTGAGGCGAAACTGGACGCCGATACAGGCTCTCCGGCGTACCGCTCCAGGCCCGGCTCCAGAAGTGGCGATAGTCGCTGTCCCGATCCAGTAAAACATAGTCAAAGTGGGTGCGATTCTGATCCAGTTGATCCTGGATCTGTTGCTCCGTCCAGGGCGAGCTGGCCGCAGTTTGGCCAGCCAGTCGCTTGGTATGGGTGATCAGGTCGGCCATGCTCGAACGAACTGCCATGATTTATAACCCCTCAAAGTGCACCAAGTCGGAGGACTCGGCGAAGGATGCGGCCACTAGGTTGGTGGCCTGTTTGAAGACGTAATTCTCCAACTGGGCCGGCTGGTTAAAGCGAAGCTGGCCGCCCTCTGGGTTGGGCTGGACGATGATGTCGTAACTCATGCCCTGCTGGGTGATGCTCATCATCTCCTGTAAAATGTCCATCGACAGCGAATAGTATCTGTCTTTAGGGTCGCTAAACTCCTGCTCGAAGATTTCATAGATCGAGTTGGCCGCCCGTTGGCCGTTATCAGTTAGGCCCTTGTACTCCTGGGCGTCCCATTTCAAGATATTGAGATAGTCGCGCTGCAGCAGTAGCAGGCCCAGACGTCGCTCCGGAAATAGCTTGCGATCCAGGGCCAGCAGTTGCAGGTTGCGATCCTTGCATTTAGCTTGACGGTCGGCCTCCATTGTATAACCATAATGGGCAATACAGGTGTCCGGTAGCTCCAGGGCCGGCTCGATGGGTTGGTTGATGCTGGGTTGGGCGTGTTCGTGTATGCAACCGTAAAACTCAAACTCTCCGTGGTTACGGAACAGGCGCACTGGTTTGTCGTGATCTTTGGCCCCTTTGGCATCTAATACCAGATGATGCTGGCGCACCACAAACCCGTCGTAAATCGTCGAGGCCAGATAAGCATGTAACAGTTGCGCTTGTTTCAGCTCCTCGTCGCTGTCGATCCACAACACCCAGTCGCCGTTGCATTTCTCCAGCGATTGATTGCGCAGCCAGGCAAAAGAACCGGGCGGCGTGTGCACGCCGTTCTCCAGCGCCACCGGCCAAACAGCGTCCGAATGGTAGATCTCGGCCCCGTAAGACTCGGCGATCTGCAAGGTGTTGTCCTGCGAGCCGTTATCCACCACCACGATCTGATCAGCCACCCATTGCACCGAGTTCAGGCATTTGGCCAAGTCGGTGTCGTTGTTGCGGGTGATAATGGCCACCGATAGGCGTTGAGCTGGGCGTCTAGTTTGGATCTTTTTATCCCAGTCGATCAGGCCAGTCGGCCCCTGGCCGTGGCTGATAATGTAGTGGCCGGTCCGGTTGCCGCGTGGGGTGTCGGCCATTCGCAGACAACGAAAGTCGAAACGATCTTTCTGGCCAAAAACTGAGCGGATAACCTGCGGCCCCCACTCGATCTTGTGCCCGCGCATCTCGATCATGGAGGGCAAAAGGTGCTGGTGCATAGGGCCAAAAGGCACCGACCAAATGGCCAGGCCGTCCGCTTTCAAGCTGTCGCTGATAGCGTTGATCAGCTCCACCGCTTCGGCTTCCCAAAGGTGTTCTAAGAACTCGCCGCAGATGATGGCGTCGTACTTTTGGCTGAGCTCCTGCCGACTCCATTCGATGCTATCGGCCTGCTCAAAAGTGATATTATCAAAGCCTTTCTTCTGGGCGAAATCGGTAGCGATGCGCACCAGTTCCGAGCTGTAGTCGGTGCCCTCTACCTGGGCTTCGGGCAGCTGGGAGGCCACCAGGCTGGCCAGGGTGCCGTTACCGCAGCTCAAATCTAGCACCCGATAGTTTTTACTGTCTAGCTGTTGGTAATGCTGCTGTATCAAGCTGGACATCTCCAGATGGCGCTGAGTGCAAAACTCCAGCTCTGGGTCCACCGAGTGGGTAGCGTAGGCCTCCCCGCTCTCGTTTTCGGCTGGCAGCTCCACCTCGGGATCGGCGATACGGGCCGCTTGGAAATCGTCGTGGTCGATCAGGTTTTGAATCACCGCCGCCTGGTTGTCCTGGTATCGTTGCTCGAAATAGTGGTCAAAGTGTTGCTCCCACTCAGCGGCTACCACTTGGGCCTCGTACTCGTGGGCCCAGCCCTGGCCTAAAAGTTGGGCCGACTTGTAAGCGCTGGGATCGGTTAGCAGGTGCTTGGTAGCGGCAATAAAGCGCTCCTGGTATTCTGGCCTCTCGGCGTTGCCCTCGATCAGAGCCCCACCGGAAACCGTCTCTTTCAAGGCGCCGATGTTGGTGCAGACCAGCGGCGTGCCCAGGGCCTGGGTTTCGATGGCGGCGATGCAGGAGGTTTCGGCGAAGTCCCAGACGCCAGGATAGAGCATCAGTTGGGCCTGGGCTATCTCCTGGTAGAGCTCGGCCTTGTTCAGTTCGCCCAAAAAGTGCACCCCGTCAGCCTCAGCCACCGCTTTATCCGCCCAGTCTATCACTTGGGCCACTTGCGGGTTGGCCTCATACATGGAGTGGTAGCGGGAGACATACAGCTCCAGCTCCGGCTGGTCGGCCCTCATACGGGCAAAGATTTCGAGTAGCGGTTTTAGCCCTCGTTCTGGGCGCGAGACATGAATCAGTCGGTTCGGTATTTTCTGGATGGTATCCAGATCAGGCATCAGGGCCGGGTCGATGACATTTTTTGTCACCCAACCCAGCCGCTGGGCCTGGTCATCGAGGAAATGTTCGTATTGCTGTCGCTGCCAATCGGAGACATAAAAGATCTCATCCACCTGCCACAGATCGCCCATCATGGGCTTGGCCTGGCTGAGGATGTCCTCCACCCATAACACCTTGTATCTGGCCTGGACCGGATACTGAAAGATGTTGCTGAAACGCTGGCTGATAAATATATCGAAATCCAGCATCATCTGGCTCTCCATCAACTCGGACACGTCCATCCAGCGGATGCCATAGTCGTCGTTGATGCGGTCCTCCTGTTGCGGGATCTTGGTGTAAACGCTGACGTCATGGCCGTTTTGCGACAGTTGCCGCGCCATCATTATCAGGGCTGATTCCGATCCGCCCAGCGAGGTTTCCAGCTTAATGGTTGACTGATCAAACGGTACCGATTGGCAATAGAAAGCAATACTATATCTCATAATCCCCTAAGTTAAATAGGCTTTGGCGTGCCCCGTTACATTTTTGACCTCTAGCGTATACTCGCCAGTGATCATGGTTCGTTCTGCGTGCCCAACTCGGGACAGCGGAACGTTTTGAAATGATCGCCCTTGCAGGTTGACCACGTTGACGCGGTCAGAACCGAAGACGATCAGCGAATTGACCGGCATCCAGCGGTTAGCTGGCAGGATCTGTTGTCGCCCGAAACTGCTTTCGAAGACATTGATCTCTGTGCGGTAGGTTTCTTCGTCCTGGGTAGTACGGATGCGGCTATCAGCCAGCTCGTCTAGCGACCGTTTCAGGTTGCCATCGGCCACGATAGCGTCCAGATCGGTGGCCCCGTTATCCCAAGCTGAGCGGATCACCTCGTTGACCAGGAAGGACTCCGAGAAGGAGGCCGCGCTTTTGGTAGTACCAGCCGGAATCGAGCGCCACAGGCCTTTGGTGGTCCTGTAAGCCGAGGCCGAACCGTAGGAGTTGCCAGAGGCCACACCCAAGATGGTGTTTTTCTCCAGATCTCGCACGATCTCGCGGGTGCGCTGTGTTACCTGATAGCTGTACTCGTCGCCCACGCCGCCCAGCAGGTCGACTGCTCGCTGTGTGTCGGAGATGTTGACCGGCTTTTGGTAGAGCTGGACGAAGTTATACTGGCGTGATCTGTTTTGCGACAGATCGCCGGTCACGTCGGCCCCTTCCAGGGTGGCGTTGGCGATCAGTTCAATACTGCCGCCTGGTGCCAGGGAGGAGGGCCCAACCCCGCCAAATCCTCGGCTAACTGTAATACTATCGGCTCCAGTTACCACCGTCACCTGCAAGATCTCCTCATAACTAAGCGAGTTGTTGCCGGTGATGCGTAGCAGGTCGCCAACTTGTATTTTGTTGCCAGTGCCGTTGATTTGAAAGGCACTGTCAGCCGTGGCCGAGTTGATAAAGGTCGAGTTGATCATGGTAGACGGGCTGAGCTGATCCTCGACCCATTCGTGCAGGGTGGAAGTGGCTGGCGCGGCCGCGTCGCCCAGATAGTCCAGTAAAAAGGTTTCAAAAGGTGAGATCATCGAGACGACATCGGCCACGTCCTCGGCGATCAATGGGGTGTTGTCATATGTTGCTTTTCCAGAAAATGCCATGATAGTTCCTTATGGGTTGACCTGTTTCCTCAAGCGCATAGCTTCCCGCAGGTCGGCCTGTTTCCCTGTCTGGCTGGCCTTCTCATGGGCCTTTTTATAAGCCTCGTTGACCGAGGGTTTACTGGCCAGGCTGGAGCCGATAGCCCCAGAGCCGCCGACAGTGGTCGGCCTGATAAAGGCCGGATATTGCTGGCCGAACAGGTCCATCGTCATCTCCAGCGTTAGGTGCTCACCGCTGGCGGTGATGACGCGGTTGCCGCCACTGTCTACCATTACCGCCTCCCCCTCCACCACGCCCAGATGATAGGTTTGGCCGTCCAGTTCTAAACCGGTGCGGAATAGCTGACGGGCCGGCGCCTGCATCTCTGGCAGAATGTTAGAGGTGGCCAGGGCCTGGGAGACAGCGGCTTCGATCAGACGGGCCTGCTGCTCGGACTCCATGCGCTCGTTGAGCGACTGAAACTTCAGCCGCCACTCTTCGAGTTGGTCGTCTTTGGTTTTGACTAATTCCTCATACTGTCCCTTATCCGCCAGCGCTTTCTCCTCTGCTTGCTTCTCCGCCTCGCCTCGTTGCCGCTCAGCAGCTCGCAAAGTTTCCAGTTCGGTTTTGTCTTGGTTAGTGATCTGGCTTTGCTGTGTGCTGAAACGGGCGCGGAGCCCAGGTATCAAAGACTTTTCAAGGTAGCTCTGCTGTTCTGGCGTGAAATCAGGAGCCGTGTTTTGTGTCCCGTCAGACGTGGCCGTGTTTTGATTCTCGTCAGAATTAAGATTCTCAACCATTATAGGTGTCCTCTGCCGTGTTTTGTGTCCCGTCGGACTGTTAAATCAATGATTTTGTCGGTTTCGTTATAGGCCTGAAACCCATTCGTCGATAGAAAAGCTCGTCCTCCTCGTGTTTCCCATCAACTCGGACGACGTTTCCTTTTGCATTTTTTGCCAGGTAAGAACCCGGGACCTTACGGCCCACTTCCCGATATTTCTGATTAGCTTCAACTTTGGCTTTGCTCAAATCCTCCGCATAGGAGACGCGCCGCATCTTGTTTGCCTCCCACTCCGCCGCCTGCTTTCTTTCCTGCTCGGCTTCCTCAAATCTCTTAACAACATCTAAATCTGTCATAGTCGGGAACAGTTCGGTGGGGTGTGCTTTGCGGCCATCCGGGAGAGTGATATAGTAACGCAGTTTGCTACCTGTTATGTCTGAAGTTATAAAGGCTTCCGGTGTGTACGGGTACCCAATAATCGGGTCGCCGTCTTCGTTGTATCCTTTGACGTCCTTTTCTATTCCCTCCTCGAGATAACGGTCTTTAAGTGAAGCCAGAACCTTCTCGCGGTCCTCGCCGCTTAAACTTTTCCCAATCTCAAAGCGTTTAGCCTCTGATAGCACCGCCGGAACATCTACGGCGGCGGAGGATAACAATGGTTCCGGTCTGGGGCTTAACCTATAGGCCGTTTCGGTATCGGTCACAGACTGCACAAAAAGATCGTGCTGCCGTTTAATGTAGTTCTCTGTAAAACCATTGGCCCGACGCCCTAGCGGCACGTCAGAAGGCTGCTCCTGTAGCCCTGGCACGTCTCTTGGCTGATCCCAGGCCTCAACGTCGCGAAGGATGTCGATACTGTAGCAGAGGCAATTCGGGTGCGGTTTAGGCGGTAGCAGCTCCGGCGGATAAACACCAGGCCCGAGCCCATATAGATCCTGTTTTGACAGGTAGTCGCAAACGTCCCATTCTGGATGTCGAGCTGATAGCTCCCATTTAATGCCTTCCACCACTGGCGACAGCTCGGACGACATACGCCGCGCCTCCCAATAACTGTTATTGATCTCTGTCCGCGCCAACCGCATGGCTTTGGAACGAACCGAGTCGCCCATGCCCTGGCCGCCGCCCAGGACGAACTGCTCCAGCTTGAGGCTCAAGTTGCGGGCCGATTCGCCACGGGCCACGCCGGCCAGCAGCACGGTTTCGATTTCGTTGATCTGATAATCAGCCCAGATGTTAGCGCTAACCTTCAGCCCTTGCACATCACCACGATCAGCCACCCAGTTCAGCACGTCACGCGGTACCTGGGTGAAGTCGGCCACCACGTCGGCCCTCAAGTTATCGGCCAGCAGCTGGTTGGTATCATCCTGCATAATTGAGGAGACTTCGTCGGCGATGGCCTGCACCTGATCGCTGATGTCTTTCTTCAAGCCGATGGCTACCTGTTTCATGAGGGCCGCCACTTGCAGCCGGCGCTGGTTGTAGTGCTTCTTGGAAAGCGGGCTTTCGGTGTTGCCGATCAGCCGTTTCAGTTGGTCGGAGGCTGTCTCCAGGGCGGTCAGTATCCGCTCCTCGGTTTCGGCCGTTCGTTTCAACGGCGCATAACGGAGGCTGAGGATAGACTGCTGGTACGCGTTAGGCACCGTTCGACACCCCTTTCAACAGCCGAGCCGTGTCCTGCCAATCATCCACCTGATGAACTAGGCCCTGCGGTAGCTTCTGCACCGCCTGGGCTAGGCTGTAATCGTTGCCGCCCTGCTGGCATCTGTCACCGAAAAACACCACTGGGCCCCCGTTCTCGATATGGTCTAGTAGCTTGTGTTTACCGTCGCCCTGACGGGTAATGTCCACCGAGATCTGGCCGCCGATAGTGCAATCTAGCTCTGGGAACAGCTCGTTGATCTGGGCCGCCATCTGGAGGCGCTCGCTTCGTTTCAAGTCCCAAGCGGTATAATATTTTCTCACCTCTGGCAAGCATAGACGGCCAGGCACAGAGCAGTTGATCAGGGCGCCCCTGTCTTGAATATGGTCGCCGAACTTACAGGGCCATTCGCTGGCCTGGATCAGCGTGGCCAGGGTGGACAGTAGGCCGTGCGGCCAGTCTGTTTTGTGGCTAAAGGCCTGCTGGCCGTCGGCGTAGGCCTGGCTGGCCTGGCAGGGAAAGACAGCCGTGGCCTGTCGGCACAGATCCGCCCCCAGTTGGGCCTCCATTTTGTCATACTCGGAACCGCTGACCAGGATCACCCGATGCGAGGCCATAAAGGCCAGAAACTCGG